GTGCGGCTGAGATGTCAAAGTTCTGGTTTGGCGGTTCAAAGCACGAGCCGCGGCGGCTGCTCCAGAAAATCTTGACGATGACTGAGTTCGACACTCGCGCGCTGATCGACCGAGTGAGGTCGAAGGGCTTCTTGGAGGATGAACTAGTGATCGAGCTCACTCAGAAAGAGAGGGAGTTCAAAGACAGCGCAAGGTGCTTCGCCAAAATGACGATCGAGATGAGAGCTCTGATGGCGCTTCTCGAATACAACATTAAGGAACAATTCCTCAAGAAGTATATTCCTCACCAAACAATGACGATGTCTAATGCGGATGAGAAGAAAAGACTCTATCACCTCGTGCGAGAAGCAACAGCTCGGAAGAAGTGCCTTGTTGAAGGTGATTACTCGAGTTGGAATTTAGCAATGTGCCCTGAAGTGGTCGACCCAATCTCGTATGAGCTAAATGACATCTTTGGGATGGACAACACGTTCAATTTAATGCACGCCTTCTTCTCGAAGGCGACCATTGTCCTAGCGGACAAGCACACGCTCCCAGAGGGGGCAGATCCAACTATTCCGATAACGCAGTGGCCAGAATCTGACCTGGTGTGGAGATCTCACAAGAATGGACTCGAAGGACTGGGGCAGGGACAATGGTCATTCGTGACCATAGCGCTGTGTGTGTATTGTACCTCTGATCTCGACGTGTCCTATAATATGGCGCTTCAGGGAGATAACGTCATCTTCGCATTCCACTTCAACAATACCGAACTCAGTGTTGCAGTGCAGCTCCAAAGGCTACTAGCTCGGATGGAGATCCGGTCTCGCTGGCTCAACCACACTGTAAAACCCGAGGAGTGTATCGACTCGTTTACTGTCCTCACCTACAGTAAGGAGATATACGTGAATGGAGCCCAAATTCTCTACAACCTTAAGTTCGCATCGAGATCCTTTAGGAGAGATGAGATTGACGTGCCATCTCTCGGGAAAGAGGTAGCTGCCGCCAACGCCACAGCAATGGCTTGCGCAGATAGTGTCTACATTACAGCTCATGCTATTTTCTGGAAGCACTGGTTGGTGTTGAACTTATTCGACTACAGATCCCGGTGCAGACTGTACACCTCTGAACATAGACTTCTGAAGGCCATTGCAGCAGATGTGGGATTGCGAGAATTCGTGTTCTTACTCCCGGGTTCACTAGGGGGACTCCCCATGATGCCGTGGACACGGTTCTTTATGAAGGGTGAGCTAGACGACTTGTCATGGGACGTAGCCGCAGTTCTGTCACTGCAACACAGCGTGCCGCAGCTCGGGTCCGACATGCGGCACCTCCTGCGAGGAGAGTACAGTCCAACCGAGCCTGACCTGACCCAACTCCTCCTGGACCCTCACTCCATACCCCTTAACCGCCCGAAAGACATGGCGAGATTGATCAAGGATGAGGTCGCTGCAAGCCTTCCAGGCCTCGCCAAGAACCGAGACATCAAGCAAATAGTGTCCCACACAGCCGAAGGGCCTGCAGCCGTTCTGCTCAGCCGACTATGTGAGACTCGACCATTCTATCCCCAGATTATGGCGGACATCTACAAGCTATCCCCTGCAGGTGTGCGAGATTCTTTGTTCGGAAGATTTGTGATGACTCGCACCATAACTCGAATCACCAATTCGACCAGCTTCATCGGTGCTATCGCGCACTCTAACCAATCGCTCCTACGGAGCATTCGAAACCGCTCGATTATCGCCGTTAAAGAAAAATTGCCGGCGACCAAACTCACGCCTTATGCTTGCTGCAAGGCGCTAAGGAGATTATGGGGGGATTGCGTTGAGAACCGCTGCATCGGCGTGTATACACCGTTTGATTTTAAACTCGGTCACACCCCGTCTGGGACGTCGAGGATTAGTGCCTCAACGCGAGCAGTCTCGGGGGAACAGATGCTGACTACAGCTGGACCGTACGCTCCAAACTTCGGAACCAAGACTAGACAGAAAATGAGCTCTCATGGATTCCGCATACTATCATCGTCTTCAACGGTCCAAGATCTCAAGGCCTTGACTATGATCTGGAGTGAGCTCGGTTCAGACGGATCTCTCGCTCAGCTGCTTGACGGAGTGGCCTACGCGAGGTGCCCGTGGTCTCTCCCTACTCTCGGGCAGGTACTACCGACCTCGTACGGCGGATCTGCAGCACACCGCCATCAACAACTCGACTCAAAACACTTCGCGGTGCTCGGTTCGAAGACTGTTCCAACTCACCTCAACTTGTGCTCAGATCAAGCCGGTGTCCTGAGTGGAGGGGAGAGAGATATCCCGCTGGCGTACCAGCCGTTCTACTTGACATTAACTAGCGTTTTTCAAACTCTGGCAGCATGTGGGGCTGACATTGACGGGCGGGAGTGTTCTTACATCCTTTCAGACGACTATGAGGAGCTGCCCGAGGAGCCTGTCAAGTGTCCTATCAAAACCACTCGTTTGCGCTGGCCATCTCACCTCGGAAACCCACTCGCTTACGTATCACGCTTGCAGATGAAAGAAATCCCCCGCCAGCCTCCGCGAGACATCATCCGACACATCGACCCTGAATCGATCCTCGCTCGCGATCTGGTGTACAGCTGCTTACTCCAGAGGTACGGTCAGATAGCGATCAAATCAGCAGCCAGGGGACTTATCACACAGCCGGTTGATCTCTTCGACCTCAAGGAGTTCAACCACATCCCTCTCACGCAGCTCCTCCAGGGCGCATCAGCCTTTGCCCAGTGT